ACGGCGAGTTTGCCGAGCGCCTGGAGCGCGCCGAGGCGCTGCTGCGGGAGTGCCGCCAAATGCTTCCTGACTACTGCGAGAGGCTAATAGCCCGCATCACCGCCCACCTAGGAGGCGAGAACAATGGATAACCCTGTGAGCACGCAGTTTCCCGCGCGCCTGATGGCCTTTGCCACTGACGAGAACGGCGACGAAACCTTCACCGGCACGCTCTTGGCCGATGTGACCGAAGCCGGCGCAGGATATGTCGAGGTTGGATTCAGTCACGGCGAAGAAAGGCTGTATCTAGCCTTCCGCGTGTCTGACTTGCAGCGCGCAATCAAGGAGGCCACGAATGGCTGACCTGATCGCAGAGCTTGCGAGGATTGGACACGTCGCCAACCGGGACACGCCGAGCTTCCGTGACCGCTCCGACTGCCTGCACTTCCTCCGCACCCACCACGCCGAGATTGCGGAGGCGGTGAGGTCATTGCAGAGAGTGAAGGCGATGCGAGACGAATGGGAGCGGGATGTCCAAGAGCATCTTTGTCGTTTCGGCCAACCACTTCCAGCGTCGGTCGAGTGCCTGATCGAGAAGTTAGACACCGCCATGCGCGCGAGGGAGGGTGAGGGGTGAGTCGCGAATGTGTAACGCACCACTACGCTTGTGATTGCCGCGAGGCCATGCTGTGGAAGCTCATTGAGGACGCCTACCGCGCTGGCTTCATGGAGGCTTGCCGCTGGCCTGAGCCGGTAACGCAGGACGCAGACAGCAAGGCTCTAGGCGACCGCATGCGTGCATGGATCGAACAGCAGCAGAAGGCGACCCCATGAGCGCCAAGAGGACCAACCCATGAACGATGAAATCACCACGCGGCTATTCGAGATAACCGAGAAGTACGAATGCCTGTTGCGGGCGGTGAGGCAGTCCGATGACGCCGGCTACATCCTGGCCCGCGCCAAGGCAATCCAAGCCGAGCGCGGGCTTATGAAGGATTCGGAGGGGTCGTGAGCGCCGCGGAAAAAATCCCCTACGAGGAACTGGCAATAGGCGCAGAGGAAGTCGGCGCGATCCTGGGCAAGGAGGCGCGTACCGTGCTTGAGCGGATGTCCTGCCTGCCCGGCTTCCCGCGCCGCGTCAGCTTACGTCCTGCCAAGTGGCGGGCGGGTGACATTCTGGAATACCGTGACGCTATCCGAGACGGTCGGCAAGCTCATCGGCGCTAGTGTTGTAGTAGATCATGAGGCTTCGCAAATCGCGGTGCCCGATCATGCGCGCCAGCTCCATCACGTCGAGCTTCTTAGAGAGCTTCCAGATGGCTTCGGCCCGCGAGTCGTGAAAATGCAGGTTCGGGATCTTCGCCCTGTCGCGGGCCTTTCGGAACAGGGCATCACGAATCTCAGGCCGCAGGTTGAACACATGCTCCGCGTCACGGGGAAGCAGACTGATAATCTCCCGCGCGCCGCTGGATAGTGGCACCTCGCGGGAGTCGCCGTTCTTGGTCTGTGGCAAGTGGACCGACTTCTTGCTCACGTCCTCCCACCGCAGGCCGGTTATCTCGCCTGCCCGCATGGCTGTCTCCAATGCGAACAGGAAGGCCAGCGCGACGCGCTGTGAGGCGTTCGCAGGCGCCCCGCCGTCATACCCTAAGGCAAGGGTCACGCGCTCAATCTCATCCGTTGTAACGCGCCTCTTGCGGCTTGGCGGGGCCGATGGCTTGCGCACCCCGTCTAGCGGATTCTCGCGTATCCAGCACCACTCCTTCAGCGCCACGTCGAACACCGAGCGCAGGAATGACATTTCCCGGCGCACCGTGCCCGTAGAAACGGACTTCAGGCGCTCGTCCCGGTACTCAGCCATATCCGTGGCCGTCAGGGCAGCGATCCGGCGCTTAGCGAGCGGGTGACGCTTCAGCGCCTCGCAGCGCAGCACTTCCCATCGCTCGCCCTTGTGCGTCGGTGCAACTTCTGCGGCGTACTTGGTTAGCGCCTCGGACAGGCTGCGATCCGGCAGACGCGCGCCGGTTAGCTCAGCCTCGCGCTGATGCGCCCAGGCGATGGCCTCGGCTTTGGTTCGGAAGGTTTGGGATTCGCGCTGGCCGTCTTTGTAGAGTTCGGCCCGCCACCGCTTGCCGCGTTGTCGGATGCTTGCCATGTCACGAGTATGGCGTAATTTCTGGCGTAGCGCGGTCGTGCTTGGGTGGGGCGAGAGCGGGATGGCATCCTAAGACAGGATGACCTAAAGCCTATGATTCTGCTGCGGAATCGGGCGATTTTGGCAGGTAGCGGGATAGCGCGGAAATGCCGCTAGATTTCTCTCCTGGGCACCAATATACTACGCGGTAGCTTGCCTCGCATGGCTACTGGCGTAATCCTGACGATAGGGCCGCCCGCTGAGGCGGCCTTTTTCGTTCCCGGCATAAGGGCGTCAGGCATGTCTCTGACCAAGGATCAACGGGCGCTTGCAGCCTACAAGAAAGGCATAGGCTTGGACGTGCCGAGGCCGACCTACGACGAGCGAAGCGCCGCTATTTCGGAGAGACGTGGTCGCGAGTTGCGCGACAGCCGGATCATGCAGGCCGGCTATGACCCATCCACGCTTACCTCCGCCCAGCGATTCGATGCCTATATCGAGGGCTGCGCCATCAACTCTGCCGCCCGAAAGGTTCAGTCCGCAGCCGCCAAGGGGCGAAGGCACCAGAGAACGAAGCTTGCCCTGACAGAACCGTCCCCGGCCACCATAGATCAAGGGCTTGCAGAGATGCGGGCCCTTTTCTTTTGTCGGTTGCACGGAATTTGCCCGGATTCGGACAGCGCCCCGGTCATCGGTCAGCGCCTGACGGGATCGGATGAGGCCTGACTCACGGGGCGAGGTTAGTGTGCCGCGGCTCGCGCACCGGCGCTGTAAGCCTTCCCTGATTTCGCGGTCGGCGCGCAGCGCTGTATGATCGCTGCCAAGCGGTGAATGCGCAGGCTGATGCGCAGTCAGATTTGGCGAAACCCCCTTTTGACGGGGAGAGCCCGCGCTAGAAATAGCCACGGGGAGGCCAATCAAGCCGGGGATCAGCGCCGGCCACCGCTCATTCCTTTCCCGACCATCAGCGGCCGCAGCGAATCGCCTGCGCTCTGAGCTGCTGGTACTGCTCCGCATCGTCCGCCTTGTTGGTCAGCAGCGCCCGGGCGCGATCGTCAGGGCTCAGCGTGGCCCAGCTCGACGGCAAGCCAGACAGGCCAGGGGCGAAACCTTCAAACGCCTTGCGCGTGCATTCAGCGGGCGCTGGAGGATCGGGCAGGCGCGGGGTCGAGGCTCGCGGCACGCTGGTACAGGCGGGCAAACTCAGCGCTGCCGACAGGATCAGGACAGGAAGGCGCCACGCCGGGCACGGATGGCATCGAAAGATCGGCATGGGTTATCTCCAAGCGGATGTCTGCACTGGCGGCGCGCGTGGCCTGCTGCTTGGCGAGTAACGCCACGCTGGCGTCCTGCTCGCGCTGTAAGCGGTTCTGTAGGGCCATGGCCTGCTTGTTCACGCTGTCGGTGATTTCCTCGACCTGGTGCACGGCATCCTTGGCCTGCGAGGCGCGGACGTGAACGCCCTTTTCGTACCAGCCCGACAGGAACCCGGCCACCAGCAGGGCAAGGCCGAGCAGCACCTTTTGCAGGATCGTCATAGCGGTTCACCCAGGCAGATGCGGCGCTCCATCTCCCGCCGCTGTGTCAGTCCGGCCACGACCTTGCCGCCTGCCTTGTTCCAGCGAGGAAGCTGGTTGCAGGCGCCGGGAAGATCCCCGTCATTGGCAAGACGCTGGAGTGTCGATCCGCAGACGACGGCCGGGCCGAGGTTGTACGTTGCGTCCGTGAAGGCCACGAGCTGGCCTAGGCTGAGTGGCGCGCGGATACACCGCTGCACGGTCGCAAGCGCATCGCTCATTTCCTCGCGCAGCCAGGCGTCGCACTGCTCGGGCGTTGCGGTATCACCCGGCTTGACGCCTTTGGTGTGCCCGTTGCACAGGCTCCAAACGTTAGCCACGTCCTGATAAGCAACAAGGCGGCGGCCCTCGAAGTGACCGCCAAGCGCCGTAACGGCCACAAGGACGACAGAGATAAGGAAGGCGGCAGGCTTCTTGTTCATGCTGGCGACCTTGAGAACTTTCGCCGCAGCCACGACCACAACCGATAGCATGTCTGCACGGCAAGGCCGGCTGAGTAAATCAGCATGCAGAACTTGGTGATGTCCGACGCGTGTGTCCAGAACAGTTGCCCAAGCGCGAGCGGCGCCACCTTAGCTGTGTCGATGGCGAATGCCTTTAGGCTCATGCGCTTGCTCCGGGCTGATGCAAGTGATCGTGTGAGTGGCTCATGGCAATTCCGCCATGAACCTGAGGATTTGGGCAGGGTCGATTTCGTTCATGGTGCTTTCGGCATGGCCGCCTATCACCGAATGCAGCTCGACCTTGTTGGCGCGCGACTCCATGGCGATGGAGTACTGCTGAAGGCAAGTCGTGTCGGTCTGCCCGTACCAGAGCTGTATCGGTATGCCGTTGAGGCCACCGTTGGCGGCGATGATGTAGGGGCTGTGCGCGGTGCCATAGGTGGCATCCGAGTAGCCGCCGCTATAGGCCGAATCAACCGACGACGTGTACACGCGGTCGCGCACGTCCTGGATGTTCACAACAGGCAGCACCAGAACGATCCCCTTCACCATGGTTTTGTTTGATGCCGCCCAAACCATCGAGTTCTGCCCCCCCATCGATTGGGCCACGAGGATGATCGGCCCCTGCGCCACGTCCTGAAGGGTCAGAAGATAGTTCCTGGCCGTCGTGATCCGGCTTATCGCGGTGTCATTGCCCCAGGTCGATACGCCACCGAGGTCACACGAAAGCATTGTGTAACCGGCATCGGCGATGCTGTTGATCAGCCGCGACCGGCCCTGAATGGTCATCCATGTAAGCGCGCCGCCCACATCGCCTTCAGCCCCATGTACGTAGAGCACGCCTGGCTTAGCCGTGGCCGGCCTGGACTTCGGGCGCATGATCACGTCCTTTTCGCCAGCCGTGACACGACCAACGCCAACGCTGGTCCACATCAGACGGACCTCACCTGCAAATAGGCACGGTCGTTTGCGTCGCTGTAAACGTCGCTGGTGCCGCTAGTTACCGACATCAGTGTCAGCTTGAAAATGTATGTCGTACCTGCGGTGAGCCCACTAATGCGAGTCTCACGACTCTGCGTTATATAGTTCCCCGTGCCGGGGACCGTGATATTGCTTTGAACGACACCGTTTGCCACGGCGCGAAGTACGGCGAAGCCGCCCGTCGTGTTATTGCGGATTGCGCCGCCGTAGGCCATCACAACGGCGCGCTCACCCACCATGCAAGTTACGGTCAGGCCAGTGACATCGACCGGCGCAGTCGATGCGGTACTGAACGACGTTGTCATTTCCGCATAGCCGAGCTCGGAGCTACAACTAGGTAATACCGACCACGCCGAACCATCGCTGCGGTAGGCCTCGTGGACATCCGTGGCGTAGTAGATATAGCCTGCCGTAACGGAGGTGGCCGCGGGCCGCAAGGCATACGATCCGGCGCTGTTGTCTGCGGTCAGGTAGGACGATGGGATAGTGTCACCCGGCGCAAACTCCGCCAGAGCGGTTGCTGTGCTGCCGGACTTTATTGCCTTTATGGGGATCTGTGATGTCATTTTTAGGCGGCTAGTGGGATGTTCGACGCCGTGCCGCTACTGATGAAGAACGGCAGCTCCAGATCCGACGTGATGGCAATAGGCGACGATGTTCCATCGCTAGCGAAAAATGGAAACTTGGCGTGGGCTGAGATGCGCGCATCGGCGCGGGCGTCGGTGTAGTAGAGGTTCCCGGTGCCCTCGGCAAGGTCATCCGTCGTGGCCGCCGACTCCTGCGACAGCCTGCCCTTGGCGTCGAACGTGCGCTTCTTGAGCGTTCCGCCGGAGGTGACGGTTACGTCGGTGAGGTCGGCAACAAGCGATGTGCCGCCTGTGTAGGTCAGCGTGACGTTCGCGCTGTTGCCGACAATGCCACCCACCGCATCCTGCGCGCGGCGGTCGGTGAAGTACAGGTGGTATGCGCCCTCGTTGAGGTCGTCCGTCGTCGTGAGCGTGGCAGTCGCTCCACCCGATGACCCGCCCGTGAGCATGTCGTCGGTGACAAGCGTCTTGCCGTCGCTCAGGAACAGGTTCAACCCGGCAACCGCGCCCTTGGTCGCCTCGTCATCGACCCAGACGATCTTGTTGGCGGAGCCGTAGAGGGGAACCCGGAGCTTCATAGCTCCTAGGGTTCACGGGGGTTAGCGGGCTTCAACGGGCGGTGCTAGGATTTGCCCGGATAGGAGGGTTCATGAGTGCTACATGGAAGCCATTTCTTCACCTTGCGTTGCTTCTTGGCATCTCTGCATGCAGCCAGGGCTCCTCACCCATAACCTATGGAGACGCGCTACGACGATCAGAGAGCGCAAACCCGGTCGGACGATGGGCCGTAGCTGGCGTAAGACAGGATGGCGACATGACCCGCGTTTATACGATCAACACACGGGATGGTCGCGTGTGTGAGAACGAGTTTTATCCAGGCGTTGAGGCAGGATCGCGTGGACGCTCGTCCCAATGCTCTGCGGCTGGTGACGTTGCGGACCATCGGGATACGACGCTTAATTAACCAGGCCGGCGTATGAAAGACCTAGTCATTGGATGCACATTAGTGGGAGGGGCCTTCTTGGCTTGGGTCGCCTGGTTCCTGCTCAAGGCCATAGCAATAGGCGCAGCCAAGGGCATAGCGAAGTCCTTCCTTCCGGCCGAGCTGAAGATGCTTGAATGGCTACAGGACCGCGCGACAGCGCGCACACTCGGGATTGACGTAGGCGTCGTGCATGCTCGCAGGCGCATGGAAACGCTGCGAGAACCCATCGCCATTCCAAAGGATCACTGACGCTGCCCCTCAAGTGCCGCCTGCGTCGGGTTGAGCGACGTTCCGAGCGCCTCAAGGATTGGGTTCGTCTGTGGCCGGCGTCCTAGCAAGGCATTCACTAGCGCCTCGCTGCTCAACGCGCGTTGGGCCAGCCGGGAGGCTCCAACAACCGTGCCAGCCGCACCCAGACCCGCCATTGGCGTGAGCAGAGAGCCTGCGCCTAAGCCGGTACCGAACGCTCCGAGGGCGCCTAATGCCTTTCCGGCAACAAGGCGTTGTGCCGTTCCAGAGTCAGGCACCCTGTCCTTGATGAATCGTTGACCAATAGCCGCAAGATCACCGAGGTCGCCGCGACGGCCGGCCGCCATGGCCGACTTGCCCGCCCCATTGGCAGTGACGCGGCCAAGCAGTTTCGCTGGCGAAATGTTGCCTTCCACGTTGTCAGCGGCCACCAAGGGTTCAACGGTTTTTAGGTCGCGCCACTGTGTGCGCGCATTTGCCCACGCAGAGGCATCTTCAGGGCGGATGGATTGGTCCATCGCGTCACGCAAGGCCTCCCGAAGGTCGCCGAGCGGTACGGATTTCTCGCCACCACTGGCAGCAGCCCTTCCAATTTCAGAGTCGATGCTCTGATATGCCTTGCCTGGTAGCACGCCGCTCTGTGACTGGTCGATCACCCGCTTTATGGCGCGATTAACCACGGCCTGCGCATCACCTCCGTAATAGTCCCCAGCGTTCTTTGCCACAGCTTGCAGCTTCTGCAACACCTGAGGCGTAAGGGCGAGGTTGTTTTGGGAAGTGAGGCGCTCGAATTCGTTGTTTAGAGCTTGCTTCGCTTGGGCGAAAACTTGGGACGTGATTTTGGGGCTATCTGCTCCAAAGGTCTGTCCTACAGCCCTATTGAACGCTTCCTGCTGAGTGTTCTGGAACTTTTGGGCGCCGCTGAATGGGACTTGCCCAGTCACGGAGTCAATCAGCTTGCCCGCCTTGCTGTCGGCGATCTGAGAGGCCTTGAGCGGGATACCCGCATCAACGGCTTTCTGTGCCAAAGCGACCGCCTCTGGAGATGCGTCACTAAGTCCGCGAGCAGCCGCGCCGGCCAGTCGCACACTTCCAGCCGCTGCGGCCGGCGTGAGGCCGCCAGCTACGCTCAAGGCGGCTTGTGCTGCCGGCGAAGCGCCCATTTCACGCGATCCCTCCCCAAGAGCAGACCCCGTTCCAGCCGCAGCCAACTGCTGCCCCTGATTTTCAGTCAGAGCCTTCCCGATGGCCTGCGCAGGTAGGCTTGATGTGCCCTTGAGAGCAGCGCCCGCCACATTTCCACCAAGCAGGCTGCCTAGCGCGCGCTCCACGCCACCGACAACGCGCTCGGTGCCATTTTGTGGCTGATAGTCGGGGACGCCTGCGGCATTGAGCGCGGCATCAGTGGCCTGAGCCGCCGTCCCGAAGCGGTACTTAGGATCGATGCCTAGCTTTTCCTCGCCATAGTTCAGCGCGCCCACAATGGGGTCGTTGATTAGGCCAGGAATGGACATGGCCCCATGTGCAACGTTGCGGCCTGCCATGGCGAACTGGCGGCCGATCTGCTGCAAAACACCTGGCTCATCCGGCTTTTCGGCGGGTACCGTTCCCGTCATCGCGGGAATGTCTGCGCCAGACTGCTTCCCATACTTCGCCCACGGGCCATCCTGCGGCGCATCCGCAGGGACCGCCTGGTACTTTTCCCACGGACCTGGCATTACAGCTTCTCCCAGCTATTGGGATCTGCCGGGTTGCCTCCCTTGAAGCGGAAGCCGCTGTCTACATCGCCGGGCTTGGGTTCGCCACCACTGTTGGACTGCTGTGGGCCACCATAATCCGTGCCAAACGTTTCCTCAACCGCGGCATGCCTGCGCTGCTTGGACTGGCTGGCATAGTCAATGATGTTTTGTAGCTGCTGGCGGTATTGCTGCTCGGACTGCGCCTGACCAAGGGCGGCGAGGTTGCTCTGCAACATCTCGTTTTCGCGGTCAGATACGGAGCCGAGCGCGCCGCCCGTGGGCGAGTTCGCGCGCATGTTCTGAAGCACGCTAAAGCCAACCTGAGACTTGAGCGTATCGAGTAGGGCCTGTGTGTCCGATGCCTTGCTGCCAGGAATGCTCGGGAACTTGCCCTCGATCCCAGTGATACCGCTCAGGCCGCCCGCATCAAGTACGGCCTGAGCAGCCTTCGCCAGCCGGTCAAGGTCGAAATCGGCCGAATTGACGGCCGCCCGCGCCTTGCCCGCCTTCTGATCCTGAGCAACGGCCTTGTACTTGTTGGCTCCGATGACTGGAGCGCCATCCGTAGGCTGCTGCTGGGTGACGACGGGCATGGCTGCGCCGGTCACCTTGTTCACGCGGAACAACTGACCATCGGCGCCTTGCTGAATCACCCAGTCCGCAGCCTTCCCGCCGCCCAATGGCGAGCCCGAGCCAATCTCGCTGCGCGCCTTTTCGGCCTGAGCGTAACTATTGGCCGCCGCTGCCTTGGATTGGAAGGCGTTCGCCATCTTCGCCGCAATGTCGGCCATCCCTACCTGCGTCGGCGCGATCTTCTGGCCCGGGTCGCTGAATGGGTTATAGGCAACACCATCGGCTACGTCGGTCGTCTTCTGACCCAACGCGTTCAAGAACAGATCCTTACCCTGCGGTGCCGCTGCATTTCCAGCAACCGGGATATTGAGTCGGCCGAACGCCTGGACATCGTTGTCCATGTTCGCGCCCTTGTTTCCGGCCGTCAGCGCGCTAAGCAACGCAGCCTGCTGCGGTGTATAGCCGAGAGCGGCGGCAGCCGAGGAAATGGAGTCCAATGCGCTGTTCTGCCGCCCGGTAAGGTCGGCCTCGGCGCTGTCCTTCCGGCCCGACTGGACGGTGGCGTAATTCTTCGCCATCGCCTCCTGCGTGGCGTCGTACACCTTCTGCTTGAGCGCGCTGTTACCCGTCAGCGCCGCCATAAGCAGCCCACCTAGGCTCTTGCCGGCTTGCGCGCCTGCTGCGAATGCCTGATCCATTACCTGCCTCCATACGGGAGGTTGGCGGTGTAGCCCCCTCCCATTGATGTCGTGCTGCCGCCACTCATGGGCGTGCCCGAGCCGTAGCCGTAGGCGGCGGGCGATCCAGCGGACGCACCATAGGCCGATCCGGCAGCGCCCATGACCTGCCAAAGGGCAGAAAGCCACGGGTTGGACTGGATCGATCGAGCGCGATTCACGTCAGCGGCGTACGTACGGTTGGCCTGATCGCCAAGCAGGTTGAGCGTGTTGCCCGTTCGCTGCGTGGCGATACCTTCGTTCTGCCGCTGGTCCATCGTGCCGCCGATGGTGCCGTACAAGTTCGCCAGCGCATCGGTCTTCTGCGCGGAATCGTTGCTCCGCTGCTGCTGCAACAACTGCGCCTGCGTGGTCGTGCTGTTCGCGCCACCCACCGGGGAGGCGCCGATGGCCTTCTGGACCTGCGACAGGTAATCGGCCTTGGACGCATCGGTTGCGGCCTTGGCGTTCTCGGGCGAATAGGCGTTGAGGCTCTTGCCAAGCGCCTCCTTAGCCTTCGCCTCGCTGTCCTCCTGGCTCTTGAGAGCCTGGTACAGCATGTTGTCCTGCTTTTGGGAGACCTGATGCTGCTGGTAGCTGCTACCCAGCGCGGCCAGGGCTGCTAGTACAAGTCCGACCCACATCAGTAATACCCTCCGCTGCCGGCACTCATCGGCTTGAACAGGCCGCTGATGCCATTGCGCAATGCGTCGCGCTGCGCCTGGGCGGCCGAGCTTTGGTCATAGATGCCCTGCCAGTTGGAGAACAGATCCGCGAAGCTCTGCGGCGCAATCGCCGCCTGCGCCTGCTGCAAGTTCGACTGCATCGAGCTGAGCGCGTTTTGGCTTGCGTCCGTCAGGCCGTAGCCCGTGGCCGCCTGGGTCAGCAGACGCGAACGGGCCGCCTCGTCGGCGTTCTTGAGGTTCGATCCGGCCTGGTTGGCATTGGCGATGACCTGCAATACGCCCTTGCCATAGTCCTGCCCCATGCGGTCGTGCAGGTCCACGTCGGAGCTTCCCGAGGTCAGGCCGGAACGGGCCATGGCAAACTTCAGGTTGCGCGACTGGTCGCCGTACTGCGTCCCAAGGTCCGTCATCCCGCGCTGCTTGACGGCGTCGCGGTAGTCTGCGATCTGCTGCTGCCGTGCGGGGTTGTCGAAAATGCCGTTGATCTGGCCGGACGCCTGCTCGATGGCCGCGTTTTTCGCGTCCGCCTGGCGCTGCTGTTCCTTGGCCGCTTTGGAGCCGTCGTCACCCCAGCACATGGGAAACCTCGTAGCGGACGAACGCCTCGCCCCTTGCCCCATAGGCTTCCAGTTCTTGCGCCCGCTTCAATCCCATCGATTCATACCACCGATGGATCTTGGGGCGGCTGGCAAGGCAGTACACATCAACGCGTGGCGCGCCCGCTTCCATCGCTTCGTCGAAGCTTTCGACGCACGCGGCGGTCAGGCGGGTAAGGTTCTCGGGCGTCCTCGCCTCGTCGGTGATCGCGCACCAGGACTGCCACGGCCCATCGCCAGGCAGCACGCCGCCCATGGCAAAGGGCCGCTGATCGGCGAACAGCACGCGGATGCGCGGCGTGTCCTTGACCGACTCCCACAGGGAATCGACGGTCCAGTCACCCACCGCCGCCGTGATCTGATCGCGCTCGTCAGGCGGAAGGCGCTCGATGATGTAGGCGAACGCCTCTTTCATGCGGTCATCCGCATGGTGTTGTAGTAGATCGTGAAGGCGCTGAGCGTCCAGTCCTTGTCGCTTGTATGCGTGATCTTCGGCGCGAAGGTCACGCCGGCCACAGGGATCGGGACGATCTGGCCAGGTCGCGTGTCCGTCGTTATGCTCACGGGCACCGTGAAGGCGCTCGGATCATTCTCGTTGTAGCCAAGCTGTATGCTGGTCGTGGTCGTGGCGTCCTGATCAACCACGCAGTCCACGCCGCAGATCATCTTTTCGACGCCAGCACTGGACAGGTCAAGCCACGGCCACTGCACGGCGACTTCGTACATTTGGTTGGACGAGGCGCCCACGTCATCCTTTTCGTACGTCTCGTCCAACACGTACACATCGTTGTCAGACGTGCGGACGTAGAGCTGCCCATCCTTCACGCAGGCATGGGTGACGGACCACGGGAAGGTGTAGCGGCTCCACGCCTTGATGCCGGTGGCCTGGCTGATCGTGTAGACGTAGGCCTCAGCGCCCAGGAACACCCAAAACTGGCTGGCGTTGCTGTAGAAAACGCCTACTGGGTCGATGCCTGCCCCAATGGCGGTGTTGATCGCTGCCACCACCAAGGGATCGACCGGTGAGCCCACGTCAGCCGCGCCCATCGTTCCCGTCGTGGCCGACGTGCTGACCGAGCGCACGCCCAGCGGCGACAGGAAGAACAGATCGTTCATCATGCCGATGGCGGCGCGAACGAAGGTTGTACCTACGCCCTCGACCGTATCGATGATCGCCATACGCGACGGGTCAGGGTCAACCTGCCACACCTCCATGCTGGAGGCAGTCCAGGCGACCACGTTGCCGCGATAGATGCCAAGGGCGGTGCATTGCGTCTCACCCACCGCCTGCAAGCCGGTCGGCAGGTAGCCCGCGTCCTGCTCGCTGTGCCAGTCGGTGGCGTCATTGGTCGCGCAATACTTGACTACGTCGCCATCGCCGACAAACACCTTGTTTGCGGCAATCGTGACGATCTTGGACTGCGGACACAGGCTGTCCGTGATGCGCGGCGTCACCGCCTGCCAGTCGATGATGCTGTCGTGGACCGCGCCATCGTCGGAATCGGGCCAGGTCGGCTCGGTGTCGCCACTCTTGAGTAGCGGCTGTGCCTCCCACACCACGCGGGTGGCGATCACGCCCTCCCAGGTGACCTCGTTGTCGGTGACGGGCACACCCGTGGTGGCGGGCCACGTCGGCTCGCTTGCGCCACTCTTGCCGGGATTGGCCTGCGTGGCCTTGAACACGAGGCCCTTGGGCACCGACTGCGCGCAACTGACCGAGAAGTAGTCGCACACGCTGTAGTTGGTGCCCATGCCGCCCGTGCCAACGATGGTCGCCTTGGCACCGATGCGGAAGCTCTTGGCGCCAGCCGGGGCCTTGGCCGTCACCGTGGAAATCTGCTGCGTGTCGTGCAGCGTGTTGCCGTTGCCTAGCGCATCCTGCCCCGTCAGGCGCACCGTTCCCGCGTCATCGGAGTACCAAACGATCATCGCCTGCATGTTGGTGCCGGTGATGCCGTGCGATTTCACCGCGCACGAGGCCGTGACCGAGATGCCGGCCGCGATGGCATTGACATCCTGGTTGATGATTTCGCCGTTGGCGATGGCCGTGGCGTCCCAACTGCCGTGGTAGGGAACGCCCGTGGCGTCGATGGACCACGTTCCGGTCTTGTCCCACCCGGTATCACCCGACTCGAAATCGGGATTGGCGAGGGTCGGCGTCGTGATGGACGAGCTTGACGGGACGACCAAGTCGCCGGGGACGTAGGTATGCCCCGCCTGCCATTTGGCGGTCACTTCAGAATCCCCTTGATGAAGCCTGGCAGGTTGTCGTAGCGGTCGCCGCCCGGCGTCGTGGTGTCGGTGGTCGTGCTGCTCGGGGCCGGCGTGCTATCCACGTCTTCGTTGACAATGGCGCCTTCGCTGGCAATCCAGGTCGGCTCTACCGTGCCCGAGGCAGGGCTATCGCCATCGACCTCCGTCACCACGTACTTGTAGCCGTTGTAGACGGTCGGCTGCACCGCATCACCCACAGCACGGGCAATGCCGGCCTGCCACGCGGGCGGGTTGTCGGTCGTGGTCGGCTGGTAGTAGTAGCCGTTATGCGTGGTCGGCTGGATCAGGTCCGTTTTGAGATAGACGTGGTCGGCCTGCCAATCGCTCACCGTGGCTCGGTTCACCCAATACTGCGGCAGCGTGCCATCGGAGAACTCGGCCGCCACGTACAGGCCGCCGAGGTAGGCGTTGGCGTAGTGAACGTTAACGAGCGTCGGCGCGGGGCTGGCGGCCGAATTCGGAACAAGGCGCGTATGCAGGACGCCAGCCGCTTCCTTCACCGATTCGACGGCATAGAACGTATGCAACTGGCCCAGGGCCGAGAACAGGCCCTTGGTGTTGGGATCCAGGCTCGCCACGTAGCGGAACCCACGGCGCTTCTGCACCGTCCCACCGACCGTCAAGCGGCAGTTGACCAGGTCATAGAAGGTGCCATCCTTCGCCACCGCCCGTGTGCGCGTGCGGTCGATGCCCTTCTGGAAGCCGACGAGCGTCTTACTCTGCATCAGGGCACGTCCAGGCCCTTGATCTTCGGCTGCGGCGGGGGCGCCCACTGGGAACCGGCCGTGTAACGCATGTTGTTGTGCTCACGCGCCCGCAGCTTGCGTAGTCGCATCTGGAACTGGTTCATGTACTGCTGCCAGTCAGGCTGCTGGTAATGCGCCTTGGCGTTCGCCAGGGCCAGCAGGAACACCAGGCGGGCATCCACGCTGGTAGTGTCGGTGTCGGCGCTGAACGCCTTAGGCTCGGCGTAGGCGCGCACGCGAAGCTGATAGCCCGACGACGGCTTTTGCCACACCTCGATAACCGGGTCATCGCAGGGAACCTTGACCGTCACGCTCACCGTGGCGGTGTTGGAATCGACGCCGCCCACCGTGGCGTAGTAGGTGAAGCTATCGGAGCCAATGAAGTTAGCGTTGGGCGTGTAGAGCAGGTTCGCGCCAGAGACCGATGCAGTGCCGTGAGTCGGCGCGGTGACGATGGTCAGGATGTCGGGCGTAACCGCAACGCCGCCCTGCGTGACAGCTGGCGCGATCGCGTTGTTCGTGCTGCCGGCATCGACCGTAAGCGTTTCGTTGGGCGCAACAGGCGTTCCGAGAAATTCCGGCGTGAACTGCACCACGACCGAAGCAGACGACGAACCGATTGTGTTGGTCTGTGCCTCGATTCGGTTGTATGGGTCCTGGGCCGACAGATCGACCGAGCCGTCACCGTTGGTGAAGCCTGCGAGGGTAGTCCCGTTCGCGCTCGCATCGCCGCTACCGCTGGCACTGGTCGGCAGCGTCGCCCGTGCCCCAGCCATGGAGCTAAGCACGTAGGACGGCAGCACACGCACGCCGACATCCACTTCCAGGCCTGTTCCGCTGGTGTTGGTCAGCGTCACCACGCCCGCCGAGGACACGGCAATGTGCATGTTCCAGGTGGACAGCGTGAGGTCGGCGCCCTGCCCCTTGCCTAGCGTCCCGCTATAGCTCGCGGTGCCCGTTGAGACCTGGTAGGCCTCGACCATGCAGGCGCCCAGGTCAAACGCATTGGTCCAGCTCACGATGCACCCCCGTTGCCGTGGCTGATTTCGTAGCGAAGGGGGATGCCGCTGGTGATGATCGTGTACAGCTCAGCCGGGATGCCGCGTTGCAGCGGGCTCCAGATCTGATTGACCTGCACGTCCACCGACACGATGCGCTGGATGTCCGGCTTGTAGCCGCAGCTATCGGTCGGAACGGGGTACATGGACTGATCGGGCACGAGGTAGAACAGCCAATCGCGGCGAAGCTCCGGCCACTCGTACTGGATCAGCAACTGCTCATGCGCGTCTTTCAGGAAGCTATTGAGCAAGTCCTGAAGCGGGCCGGTCGTGTCAGCCACGGCGGCATAACCCAAACGGGCGCGTAGCTCCGTGCGCAGGTTCGCCAGCGTGTCGGTGGTCAAGGACATGCCCTACTCCGCTAAGAAACGGGCCCTCCGTGGCCCACCACAGGACTGTTAGGCCGCATCTTCGGCAGCACGGCGCTTGCGGGCAGAAGTGGCAACGGTCGCGCCGTTGATCGCCGTGGCGAGGCCGCCCGAAAGCGGCTGGCCGTAAACGATTTCGACGTAGGGCTGTTTCCGCTCCGGGTGGTTGCGGTACAGGCGCTGCAAACGCTCGTACTCCTCCTCCACCGCAGGCGGATCGAGGTCACGCTCGACCTCGTCGATCACCTGCACAGCCGTTGCGCCGTGGATGGCGCGCAGGACCGGGATTTCGTAGACCGGCACACAGCGTGCGATCTTCTCCATCGGGTCCTTGTTGACCGTGATACGTGCGTACTTCATTGCCATGGGGATTTCTCCTGTGGCGGCTCGACCTTGAGCCGGGCGGGTGGTTACGGACTGGCGAGCAGGTAGGCGCTGGCCTTGCCGGCAGAGCCGGCGGTGGTGACGTTCAGGCGCATGTAGGCCTGAATGGTCACGTTCTGGAGCAGCACGGGGCCCTGGGCAGACACGGTCGCCACGTCGGCGTACGTGGTGCCGTCATCGGAGCCCTGCACCTTCACCGTGGCGCCCACGAGGCCGTCCACGTCGAATACCAGGGTGGCGTTGCGGCCCGGGATGAACGGGGTCACCGTGGGCTGCACTGCCGTCTGCGCAGCGGCAGCGGCAAGCGAAACGTTCTTTGCGATCTGGAACATGGCATGTCTCCACTGAGGGGCGAGGTCCGAAGACCCCGCCCCATTGGCTTAGGCGATGGAAAGGACGGCGTTGCCGTTGGGCTTGTTGCAGGTGAGCGCGCCCTTCCAGGTCAGGCCCCAGTAGTAGGCGTACCGGTTGTAGATGCGCGGCGGGTTGCGAGTGATCATGTTGTGACCCTTCGCCGGCCGCAGCTTCAGCGTCTTGCTGTTGAGCATGTATAGACGCTTCTGCCAGGGGATGGTCGGATTCAGGGCCGCGTCGATGTCCAGTGCCGCCGGGTCACGGATGATCTGCACGCCGTGGAAGAACAGGTCGCTCGACGGATCGAGCTTGCTGGCGACCTTGCCACCGCCCGGCGCCGTTGCGAACTGCAAGTAGCGGGTGATCTCGGTCTTCGCCTTCGCGCGGAAGGCGTCGATGAAATCCTCGCCCGCGATGATGAAATCGGGCTGGCCGCCGTGACGGGTGCACGCGCGCCAGGCCTGCTCCATCTCGTCGATCACGTCGGCGGTGGTGGTATTGATGTTCTGGCTGGTGTAGTTGCGCCAGTAGGTCTCCACCGAGCGATCCAGGCCGCCCAGCGTGCCCGTGGTCGGATCGGTGGCGATGAGCGAATCCAGGCCGGCCAGCGCATCGGTGTCCTGCGTGCCGTCCAGGTGCAGCTCGTAGTCGAACTTCTGCTCGAAGCCCTCGCGCAGCGCTTCGACGTTCTCTTCCAGCAGATCGGTGAGGCGGTTCGCCTCGTCGTCCGTGTGCTTGGAAACCTTGCCCTCGATGACGGTGATGCCGTTCTGGAACAGCTCGTCCTCGTTGAGGGTGAAACCGTCATGGCACGAACGCCACGGGTACTGCGCCTGGCGCACGGTGTCGCGCTTGTTGTACGAGACCTCGGCGTCGCCGTTGTACCAATCGAAATTGGTGTCGTACGCCTTGCGGACGTTCTCGACGACGTACTGCTTGCCACCCGGGAACTCCTTGGAGGCTTCCATCAGCTTCGCCAGGAGCGGACGGTCCTGCACAACCTGGTCGATGGGCTTGTTACGGAGGTACGCATCGAGCGAGTAGTGCCCGGCGCGCTGAATCTGATCGGCGGTAAAAGCCATGGGGATGTGCTCCAACAAGTGAAAGGAATGAACCGATCACCGGCTGGCGGAACACGACCCCGCCTGTTCTGTGCTACCGGGCGCGACCCCGGCTATACGGCTTGCGCGGTTGTTTGCCTCTGGCTGCGGGATGCGATCACCGCTTACGCGTAGCCGTTGGCCTTGAGTGCTATTTCACTCGGCCTTACGCGGGCTTCAACAAAGAAAAAGCCCCGCGGTGGGTCGCAGGGCTCTATGGGAAATGTTCAGTGTGGTGGCCGGCGCTGATCCCGGCACGGTGGCGATAGGCGTGTACCGACGCCTCGTTTTATAACCGCGTGGCTCTGTGGGAACCCATTCCATCCACCGTATCCGCCGGCCAGCGGGTAACACCGCCTATTCGTGCGGCCCGACCCTTCCGGGTTCGGAGAGGGTTTCTCGCTATCTCGTCCACGTCGTCCGATACACGGTCTCACCGTACCGGCTCTCGCTCACCTGATTAGCGCATCAGCCTGCGCATTCACCACGCGCCAATCTTGCACCTATTTATTGCGGGCGATCAGCGCGCAGCGGTGTCACCTTGGATGGCTTGGGCGCCAGTTCCTCGACCCGCTGCCATTTGAACGTGTCTCGGCGCAGCACGAACAGCGCGCCATCGACCACCATGGCTGCATGGGATGCCGTCAGGTCGAAAAACTCACGCGGATCGGCCAGGAGCACGGCGCCGTCCATGATTTCGTGCGGCTCGGGCTCGTAGAAGTCCTCTTCGGGATCGTCGGCGACTTCTTGCGCTTCGGCTTCGTCGCTCATGCGGCCTCCAACATGTGGCTGTTGATCCGAACGCGCCCAACCTCGCCGAAACGCTTGGAATAGGTGATCACCTGGGCGTCCCGTCCACTCATCCAGCCGCCACGGGAGGCGTAGGCATCCGGCGCGGCCAGCGTGCGGTGCTGCTCCACCAGCATCAGGCTCGTTTCCTTCACATCGACGTGGTGAAGGTGGCCCATGTGCGCATAGGCGTACTTCGTGCGCCCGAAAACCTCGCGGAACTTCGCCACGAACACCGCGTCGATGTCGCTAGGCTTGCGTTTGTGGCCGTGGTGGTAGAACAGGGCCGTTTGGCCGTGCTCGACGCAGTAGTAAGGGTCGGGCGATACGTCCACGGCGACGCGTGGCTCGCTTTCGTAGATCGCCGCCAGCCACTCACGCAGCCATATCGCGCTGGCCGGGTCGTGATTGCCCTCAGCCATGACCACATGCACCCGCTCATGGCGGTCCAGCAGCATGCCGATAACGCGGCGGATCACCCGGATTGCCACACGCACAAGCTTCTGGAAGCGCGTGTCGGCGTCCAGCAGGTTGCGATGGGCTGGGGTCACCGCATCCATGCCGTCCCAGTGCAAGAAGTCGCCGATTTGGGCGAATACGGCCACGGCAGCACGCGGCGCCTGCTCGATAGCGGCGGCGAACCAGTCCACCAGCATCCGTTCCGCGATGGAAATATCCCAGTCCGCGCCCGTTTCCTCGCCCCAGGCCAGCATGCCTAGGTGGTAGTCGGTGATCGTGTACTGGTTGAGCAGGTCCGCGATGCATCCCGACAGAGCGGCGCGCGGTTGCTCTCGCGGCAACTCGTCGGCCATCCCGGCAAACGCCGCCTGAAGCATTTCGCGCTGGCGCTCGTGGTCGATGGACGACTTGACCCATTGCGCCGCGACGCTTCCGTCTTCGCGGTAGAGCGTGGACACGCCCTTCGCCATGAATCCATCCGGTACGGGATGCGTCATGTTGTGCTCGGGCGAGTAGCCCTTGCGAACGATGCCGGACCAGCGACGCTCAAAGCTTCGGCGGTTGATGCCGAGCGCTTCGGCGGCCTTCCTTTGGCTCCCGTGCTCACGGTGGGCGGCGATCAACTCGTCATCGGTGTACTTCATGCCGCCGCCGCCTGATCGTCGTCCACCGATTCCAGGCGTTCGCGCAGGACTTCGGCGGTATCCACAGGCTCAGGTGGGTTGACCAACGCCAGAGCCTCGTCTAGCAGTAGCCGCGAGTGGTACAGGTACTGTATCGCCGTGCGTAGCTTGGCCTCTACTGGCGAGACCTCGTGAGTAGGCGTTGGCTTGGAATCGGCTACCGCTGCTTTGCTGTAAGGCGGGAAACTGGCCTTCATCGAGTAGTCTCCAATTCATCTTCTCCAAGCCATTCGATACGCCTGACTTTGTCGTCATCGAAGTAGGCAACTTGGTATTCACGACCTCCTACGGATGCGCAAGCCTGCTTCACGCGTCCGCAGCAGTCGGCATCAAGCAATCGAACGCGCTCCCCGATAGCGAAGCGGAACGCGATCACGTTCTGTCCAGCTAAGGAGCGTGTTTCAACCATGCTCGACACCTCAGATTAGGTTTGCCGCGACCGGACGCCCGCCTCAGCGCTTATCCGGCTTATCCACCTAGGGGCGCGCAGCAAAGGGGTTACTCGGACAGCGCCTTGCTCACCGCATCGCTGACGATCTGGCGCTTGGTCTTGCCGCGCTTGAGAACCTTGTTCGCCTTGGCGTCGATCTGCGCCTTTTGCGCTGGCGTGATGTTGCCCTTGGCGACTTGCTGGCTCGCCCTGGCCTTGGCATTGGCTGCGTGGCTGGCATCCGGCACGGGGAACTTGCGCTCGGACGGCAGCGCGAACGCACTGGTAGGCAGGTTCTTGCGCGTCTTGGTGGTCAGTACGGCCATGGCTAGTTGTCCGATTCATTAATGGCGAGCATCACGGCGTCACGAATGGTCTTGGGCTTCGGATTGCCGCCGCCGCCATCCAGCGTGCGGCGCAACGGCTGCTCTTCCTTCTTCGGTGGCGCCACGCGGACGGACGAGGCGACCTCGCCCAGGGCGTCGTAAGCGGTCTGGAACAGGTCCGACCACGATTCCGGCTGCGCACTGTTGGCAAGGCGGTCGAAGAAACCGCGTTTGTTGAGGATGTCCAGCTTGGATTGGAAGTCCGGGTCGGCCTTGCGAAGCTGCGAGCCCAGGTCGGCAAGGCTCTTTTGCGCCGTATCGACGCGCGCCTGCTGTTCCTGCTGCTGCTTCTGCGTCTGCTGGCCCTGCTCCGCGCGCTGACTGCGCAATTCGTTCTGGCGCCGGCTGCGGGCCAGTTCCAAGGCATCCTGCTCGCTCAGTTCGAACTTCTGCACGCGGTCGGCAAGGTCGGGATACGCGGCCAAGGCCTCGTTGCCGATGCCAAGATGCCGCGCCATGTCCTTGTAGGTCTTCTCGACCCGCTGGAAGGCCGTCATCTGGCGCTCGGGATCGCCCGAATTCATGTCGGTGAGCAGCATCAGCATTTCGGCGAACTGCTGCGGGCTGGCTCCGGTACCTTCCCACACGTCCACGACCTGCTTGTGCTGGGTTTCCAGTTCCTTGTGCTTGGTGTCCAGCTCCGAATACCGCGTCTCGGCTTCCTTGACGCGGTTGGCGAGGGCCTCGAAGCGCTGGCGGGAGGCTTCCTTCAGCCCGGGCGGCGGCTCTAGCTCCGCGTCCTTGGCCTTTTCGGGGTCTTCCTCGGTCTTGTCGTCGGCCTTGGCAGGCTCGCCGCCCTCGGTACCAGCGGCAGGCGGCTCACCGGCGTTATCGTCATCACCAGCGAGAGCGCGACGGACAGCATCCGCCGTGCTGGATGGCTGCGCGGACCCTTCGCCGTCTTCGGAGGTAGACGCATCGGTATCAACCTCCTGGCCGGTGGTGTCGGTATCGACTTCGGTACTGATGTTGTCGTTTTCCATGATGGTTCCTGTGGTGGGCTCAGGCCGCAAAGGGCGGCAACGGCGGGGTCAACGCGGCCTCTTGCGGGTCGCTCGGTGGTGCCTGGCCGCCTTGGAGTGCAGCGGCAAGGCCGGAGAGGTCAGGGGCGGGTCCGCCAGCCTGTGGCGGCGTCACACCCGGGTCGTTCGCCGCATGCATGGCTGGCGTGCCGAGCATTCCTGCGATCAGGTCGGGCGTGATGTGCGGGAACGAGGCCTGCACCAGCGCGGCGCCGGCATCGGGCGGCAACAATCCACCACGCACGGCGGTCACGATGGCTTGCAAGGCTTGGATCTGTGGCCCCATCAGCGCCTGCTCGGCGGGCGGGCGATCAGGCGGCGGCGGTGGCGGCTGCGGCTCGACCTTCGGCAGGATCGTCTCCACGTCGATCCGGTCATCGAACCGGCGCAGCGTCTCGGCAATCAGGTTCTTGATCGACTCGGCGGCGCCCTGCATGCCCTGCGCCATCGCCTGGCCGTACTTCTCAAGCATCGGCGTCAGCTCGGGCAGCAGTTGCGTCCAGGTCTGCTGGTCTTTCTGCTTGTCGGGCTGACCCGTGGAGCCGGCGCGGATGTCCACCTGCACGAGGTTGAACACCTGCTCGCGGTTGAGCTTGGGCCACTGGTAGCCCTCGCCCACGATCTGCGCGACCTGCTGCTCAGGCATGGCGAGCAGCAGCACTTCGGCCACGTACTGCGCAATCTCGCCCAGCCACTTTTCCAAGGCCGAGCGCTGGCCCAAGGTCCGCGCGCCCATGCCCTGCTGCATGATTTCCGCCTCGGTGGCGGTCTTGGCCTTCATCACCACGCCGCGCATGGCATCCTGCACGCCATAGATCATGTCGATTTCGGCGCGGATCGGGTCGGTGGTGTAGAGCGCGGGATCGACGGGCGGGCTTTGTAGCATCGCTACGAGGTTGCGCACGTCCTGCCCTTGCGCATCCAAGCCGATGTTTTCCAGTCGCTTGCGGTTCCGGATGGCCTCGGCGTCCTCGACGGACAACAGGCCCTTATCGAACACCGTTGCCGGCTTGGCGCCTTCGCGATGCTCCTTGAAGCCCGAGCGCGTCGCGTTGTACTCCTGCACCAGCGGGTCAGCCATCGCTACCGCCGAAAGCGGCTCGCGCTCACCCTCAGCCCAGCTAAAGGCCAGCACAAAGTACGGATACCAGCGCTTGCCAACGAACTGCGGAGAGAATGCAGGCTTGGCATAGCGGTCAAGGCCGTCGATCAGCGTCCGCACGACCTGGGCGCGGTTGTCCCACACCTCGCGCACGCACACCAGCTCGGCAGTCTTGCCCTTCCCCGCCTTGCCCATGCCGCTGGACGGCTGCACCACGGCGGATGCGTCCTCGTCCTTGCCATCGCGGCAGCTGTAGGTGGTGAGCTTCTTTTCCTCATCCTCGGGCAGGCCGAACTGCGCGACCGCCTCGTCCTTGTCCATCCAGATCCGCTGGCCCAGCCACGGCGAGCGCACGTAGTCGATCAGTTCGGCCACGCTGTGCGGCACGGTGAAGTCATCGGCGGGCACGAAATCGAGCACGATGCCCATGCTCTTGAGCACTTCGACCTTCGCCTGTAGCGCCGCCAGTGTGTCCTCAAGCGTCTGCTTGTCGGCGTCCTCGTCGTCGCAGTAGCCCTCGGCGATGTCCTGCGTCAGCTCGGCCACGCGCTTGAGGTTGTCCTGCGCGTCGTTGATCTTGGCGACGATCTGCGGGTCTTGTGCCGTGTCGGTCTGGAAAATGACTTTGACCACGCCATAGCCGCACACCTTGGCGCTCCGGATCACTCGCTCGACCATGCTCTTGAGGTCGGCGTCGTAGAGCTGACGGTCAATGACGATCCGCAGGGTGCTGGCGAACGGCTGCAACGAGCCATAGCGCGCCGGGTCGATGGACTCTGAGGGCTTGACCTGGACCTCGGGGTCCTGCGCATACAGCAGCGGAAGCAGCGTTTCCAGCGAGGCTTGGTGCAGGTTGACGTGTACGTCGTGGTCGGACTCGCCCTTAGCCGCACGGCGCCACTTGCGCATGCGCTTGAACAGGTCCTTGTGCAGCTCGTCCTCGCGGGTGAGCGTGTCCTGCCACTGGCGGACCTGGGCCTTTTCCTGGTCGGTCGGCTCGGCTTCGACCTTGACGACGGTCACGCCCGTCATCGGCGCGTCAGGGCTGAGTGCCATAGGTCATCCACTCGTAGGAGAAAGGCTTCACGCCCTGCGGCACCGTCTTGTCCACCTTCGGGCGGCTGGTGCGGATCGCGGGGAACTTGGAATGCATGAAGTAGCCCAGCGCATCCGGGCCGTGGTCGTTGCCGGCGCTCTTGTCGGGCATGCCGTTGGCGTCGTATGCCTGCTGCTCCATGTCCTGCACCAGGCGCGGGCATGTCTTGGGATTGACCTTCCAGCGGCGCTCACCCTTGCCGTTGCAGATCATGGCGTTGACGCTCACCACGCGGTCGCGGATGGGCGGGTTGGACGGCGGGGCCAGAACGCGGAATCCCGCGTTGCGCAGCAGCGCCAGGTCCGACGACGAGGCATTGCGCGTATCGCGCGAGCCGCCTGCCGCATCGGGGTAGATGGTGATCTGATCGGCCTTGCGCCCGTCGCGCACGTACTTCTCGCGCAGCGCTTCGATCATGCTCGGGGTGTCCAGAACGCCCGTCAGCTCGTCCAGCGTGTACGGGTCATCGCCACGGATCACGCTGACCTTGGCCGTCATCTGGCCCACGTTGAAGTCCATGCCGATGTGCAGGGCTTCCTTGGGCAGGATCAGCTCGTCGGTGCCGTTGAGCGTGCGGTCGAATAGCGGATAGACGCTACCCGCCGTCAGGTTGACGAACCGGCCTTCGATGTATGCCTCAAGCAGTTGCGGCGGGTACGTGGCGCGCAGCCCTTCGACGTAATCACCCGGCAACGTGGGGTTGCTGTGCGTCGGAGCGGTGATCAGCTCGTATTGCTCACCCCCGCGCTTGACCCAGCGGTCGTGCGTGAAGCGGAAGCCCTCGGGCGTCGTCCCTACCCCTGCCGTGTTCGGCTTTCCGTCCGGCTTATTCTGGCGGCAGCGGGCGATGATCTTGTTCCAGGCATCCTCGGCGTGCTTGGGCTTGAGCGTGTCCAGCTCGTCCACGTCAGCATCGGCAATCTCGAAGCCAACGATGCGCTCGGGGGCCTCCATCGTGCGGAAGATGATCTGCCCGCCCGTTGCCAGCTTCAGCGTGCCTTCGGACTTGTTGAGCTGGTAGCCGATGCCCCACTCGTCCAGCTTGGATTGGAAGCGAGGCCACGCGATCAAGCGGATCAGGTCGTGGGTCGGCGCAAAGAATCCCCGGTCAAGCGTGGGATAGCGCAGCTTTCCAAGCAGGCTGCGATCAACCAGAGCCTCGGTCTTGCCGCTGCCAAAGCCGCCCACAAAGGCCGGGTACTTCGCCTCGGAGAATACGAACCGCTCTTGCGGCTCGGTCAGCGGAAGGTCAAGAGAGACGGCGGACATTGATCGTCATCTCCTTGGGCTGCGGCGGGTTTGGCTCATCCAGTCCGGTGAGCCTCGCCTTGCCCATCGTGGCGGCCACCATGGCGGCGGCCTGCTCTTTCGTCTTGCCGACTGTCCGGGCTTCCTCAAGCTCAAGGATCAGCGATTCAAGCGTCACGCCAGCCCGTTCGCGGACCTCGGCGCGTAGCTCATTAACCCTTGCAGCCACCTTGGAATTCTTGAGGATGCGGCATGCGGCCTGGTGGATCGTTTCCTCTTTCGTGCCTTCCCGAACGTCGTATGCCTGTCGGTAGGCTTCGCTGGCGTTCCCGGTAGCGGCATAGACCACAGCGAACCGTTCCTGCTTGAGGGTCGGTCGCGTGTCTTCCCCTGTGGTCTTCTTCCGTCCTGCCATGTGAGCAGTAGACGGGTTTTATCGCGCGCTAACAGGGCTATGCCCGCTTCCCCCACACGCTAGCGAACGCCTCGGCAATGCCGCCCTCTTCCTGCGCCCCCTCGTAGCGCGTGGCGTCGCGGTTGTTCAGGTCGCGAACCGCTGTCTCTACCTCTTCCCGCACCTTCCATAGCGGGGTTTCGCACGAGTACGGGCCGATCTGCGTTCTGAGTCGGCCACGCGGAAGCTCTCCGAATGCCGCATACCGCCTGCGGCCCGGGTCGTGGGCGATCCACAGCGGTTGGTCGGGTCGCTTGAGGATCATCGTGATCACGTCGCCTACCAGGCAGTTACGGGTTGTGCGTGGCATCGTTGCTTTCCTCGTGCTACTTGCAGATATGCGGCGCCATCGGGTGCCAGTAGCCGTAGCCCTTCAAGCACTGGCCCATGCCTGCGGGCGGGTTAATTGGATCGGGCACGAAATGCCGGCAGCCTTCGCACACGCAGGATCTAGTCACGGGAGCGGGGCTGCCGGAATGCATGGTCAGAGCGTCACGCGCTCGCGTGCATCGACCAGCTTCGCGCGGGCGGTGCGCAGGACGTCGGCAAGATGCTGGATTTCCTCGGCGAGGTCCGATGCCATCGCAGGCCGGGCCTTGGCTTCATCGTTCGCTGGCGCGATGGCGCGAAGCGCTGGTGCGATCGAGTGGATCAGAGAATCGGCGTGGTAGTGCACCTCGCTGATCTCGTCGCGAAGGTTGCGGATCGCCAGCGACACCGGCGACTGCGGTTCGGCCTCGGTTGGCGCGCAAGGGTTACCGGCATAGCCGACTGCTTGCGTTGCGTAGCTCTTGTCCATCGTGTGCTCCAGTGATGCCGGCTCAGCCGGCGGAATGGTTGTTGGTCGGGAAGTGGCGCAGCCTTGGCAGTGGGGGGCGGGCATCAGGCGGCATCCTTGACGGCTTCCGCTGTCGCGGTGATCCGGATGCGCACCTCCCCACCCTTGCGCACCTCGTCCTTCACCCACGGATGCGGCACGAAGCGGCGGTCGTCGACACCAAGCGAGTCCGCGATGCCGTCCAGCCACGGCTTGAGGCTCGACAGGAGGCCGTCAGCATCACGGCGGCGGCGGTCGGTCGGGTATCCGTCGATCCAAACGTGCAGAGGACCTTCGAGGGGCAGCAGCAGATCACGCCAGCCAGCCTCGCGTGCAAGAACGAAACCTGCTTGCCGTGCAGCCTTCGCCGCCTTGGCTCGCTTCGACCAGTGGCCGCGGCTGTTCGGGTGCAGCGCGCGATCGGGCCAAGGGAGGAGCAGTTCGCCGTTCATAGCTTCCCGCCTTCCGGATAGTTTGCGTAATCGCCTGTTCGGCGGTCCTCGCTACCATCCCTTCCAGCAATCACATCAACACATAGGCTCACGCACTCATCGCAGATGTGGATATCGCCGGGCCCTGCAATAACGTGCTTCCGATCATGCTGCGAGGCGCCACAGAAGTCGCAAAATGCTGTGTCGGCTTTGCGCGTGCTCATGCTTCCTCCCCCTTGTAGATCAACACGCCCTTCTCGCGCTGGATGCGCAGGGTGCGGATGAGTGCGCGGGCGATGTACTCGTAGCGGCTCTCGTACTCGCCCAGCCACAGCGGGACACGACCATCGAGACGGTCGTGGCAGTGTTGGCAGCCGAACACCGCCTCACTGTCATGCGGCTTTAACCCAGTGCCGCCGCCGCTGAACTCGCGCAGGTGGCACAGCACCACCGTGGCCCTGTCGTTTTGGCAGCCCTCAAATTGCAGGGCGCAGTCCTGACCTTCGGCAGCCTTCCGGGCCGGCGTCATCTTCGGCTTGCTCGACTTCATCCGCTTACCGCTCGGGGTCATGGCGGCGTAGCGCTTGAGGGGTTTGTTGGATTGCAGGGGAGTTGAGCGCTTCATGCGGCCTCCACCATGCAGCCCGCCATCGCCTCGATTCGTGCGGCGTCCAGCCCGCGCCAGTAGGTCGCCGCGATGTGCCGGCACAAGCCAGCCATGACCTCTCGAAATTCCCCGTCATCCATGCTTTCGTAGGACAGCGAGCGGGGGACGCGGTAAGTGCAGGGGCCGATGCCGGGGAAGTTGATGGCAATTTCGTCGCAGCCGACGTTCGCCTCGATCTGTAGGCGCTTGAGCGCGTCATGGGATTCCATGCCGGCGAAGGCGTCCAGGTTCTCGATGCAGAGCACGCCGAGTTGATGCGCCAGCCGATGGAAACCGGGATTGCGCGGCTTCTTCATCTCCACAAACACCAGGTCGCCTGTGTGATACGCACGCTTGCGCAGGCGGGCGATGGTGAGATGGTCGGCAGGTACCAGCGCGCCTTTCTGCACGCGCATGGCGAAGCGTTCGGGACGGCGAGGGACTTTCGTGCTCATGCAGCAGAACCGAAGCCCGGGAGGGTCGCCGCCATCTCGCCTCCACCCGGAAGCGCGAACAGCACCTTCCCGCTACGGTCGATCTGCGGGCGCGGCAACTGCTCGCCACGCCTGGGCGGGTTGATCTTCACCGGCGCGTGCAGGACGCCGCCGTCCCACATGACCTCGAGGTGCGGGATCAGGCCATCGCGCGTGTGCGTGCCGGCGCTGGCGTTTAGGGGCTTGGCCTTGCGGCTGACGATTCCAAGGGTGCTCATGCGGTGCCTCGCTGTTTCATGGCGTCATCCAGGCGGATGAACTGGTCTATGTCGGTGCCGTCGAAGGGCTGCGGCTTGCCAATCTCCCGCCCGTTCTCGGTGGCGTGCAGCAACTTGACGCCGGGGCCGAAGATGGCGCGCAGGCTGTCCACGGTTTCGGCGGTGTCGGGGAAGGCGGCGCGGTTGTCGTCGCGGCGGGTCATGCGATGGCCTCGTGGTCGGACAGGAGCACGTCGTTCCAGTCGCCGAAGGGCGCTACGCGAACCCCACAGGCGATGCCGGCGCGCTGCATGCGCTTCGCAAGAGCGAAGGCCGCTGCCTGGCCGGTATAGCTGGCGTCGTTGTCGGCAAAGACGGCGAGTGATTCCGTACCTGCCGGCGGAATGAACGTCTCCACGCCGTGCGCGTTGAGCGCGGCCCACACGGGAAGGCCCGTCAGCATGTGCGCGGCGATGGCGGTTTCGATTCCCTCGGCGATGCCAAGGTGCGCCGCATGCGGATACAAGCGTACTGCACAGCCCGTTACCGACTCGACCGGCGTCATGATCTTTCGCGGGCTGGGAACATCCGCCTTCTGCGCGCCGCTCAGGTAGGTGATGTGATAGCTCTGCGGCTTGCCGTCGTGCGTCTGGATCAGTCCAACCATCGCGGAGAACACCCCCAGCGAGCGGCCATCCTCCCAGCACGTCAGGCGCGCTTCGCGCAGGCCAGGAGCAACGCGCAAGCCACGCTCCCGCAGATATCGCGCTACAGGGAAGCCCGCAGGTTGCAGCAATGCGCGAACGCGATTCAGCGCGGGGCGAGGATCGCGTTTGGGCTTTGGCAGCGTCACTTCCGCATGGCCGGCGACGCGCTCTACCTCACGGCAGGCTTCGGCGTAGTCGATGCCCTTGCAGCACATCACCAGAGCCAGCCCGCCCTTGTCGCCTTGCGAGCAAGCGCAAAAGTAGCTTCCGCTACCGTTGCGGTCCGTAAACCGGAAGCGGTCGCGCCCTTTGCCATTCGACGGACAGGCGTGGTGCTTGCCATCCAGCGCACTCGCATCCACGCCCAGGGCCGACAGGATCGACGGCCAGCGCCCTTGCGCCATATCGCGGGCCTTCATGCCACCCTCCGCTTCGCATGTCGGATGTTCTGCGACGTGATCCACTTGCGCAGATCATCGCTGTACGGCTGAGCCGGCTGGTGCTTTACCCGCTCATCGTTCGGCCATACGCCGAAGCGGTTGCGGTACTTGTGGGCGATCCATCCTTCCTGGTAGCCGTGCTCCCGTGCATAGGCGCGTAGCCCTGCGATGAACTGCTGCTTCTCGGGCCAAGTTGCCTCGCGGTTGCTCTTTGCGGCGGCGCGCTGGATTTCGTGCAAGTCGGCCTCAAAGACCGGAATATCCTTGGACGGCGCCAGCATTTCGAAGCCGCAATTGGGGCAATCGCGGCGGCCCTTGAACACGTGGTGACACTGGCGGCACTCGATGTCCTTCGGCGCCTTGGCCTCCTGCTGCTGCGACGCCTTGCGATCCTTGACCTTGCTCGCCGAGTCAAGGCTCCACGGAATGTAGTCATCCGCGAATCCGTTTTCCTTGATCGCGCCGGCATGGTCAATCACCAGCGCATCCGCCTTGCGCTCAGCAGGCCGCATGACGCGTCCAACGGTTTGCAGGTACAGGGCGATGTTCTTGGTAGGGCGAGCCAGCACGGCGCAATCCAGCGAAGGGATATCCAGGCCGTAGGAGGCGACGAACACGTTGCACAACACCTGCGTTTCGCCCGTGCGGACGCGCTCGAAAATCTCGGCTCGCTCGATCAGATCCGTTTCGCCATCGACGTGCTCGGCGCTGATGCCCGCCGCCAGGAATGCGTCGCGCACATGCCGGCTATGGGCGCAATTGACGCAAAACACCACCGTCGAACGGTGCCGCGCCAGGTTGAACCAGTTGGTCACGATGTCGCCGATCAGGTGCGGCTCGTCCATGCGTTCGGCAAGGCCGTCTTCGACGTAATCGCCGTCGCGGTTGAGCCGCAGCTTCGCCAGGTCCGGCGCGGACGGCGCGAAGTAGCGCAGCGGCACGAGGTGCCCGTCATCGACTAGCTGTTGGATCGACGGGCCATGCACCATGGCGTCGTACAACTCACCCAAGCCTCGTCCGTCGCCACGGGCCGGCGTAGCCGTCAATCCGATGATCACCGCGTCGGCGTAGTGCTCGATGATCGTCTTGCGCGACTCGGCGATGGACAGGTGAGCCTCGTCCACGATCACCACGTCGGCGGGCGGCATCGCCATAACCTGACGACGGATTGCCCGCGAGTGCAGCGTGTCGAAGCTGGCGACCTGCAAGTCCAGCGACCGCGACGGACGCTCGCCGGCCATGATGACTCCAGCGAAAAGCCCCTCGCGGTGGAAGGCTTTCTGGGCCTGCTGGATCAGCTCACGGCGCGGCGCCAGGAACAACACCCGGCTACGTTTGGCCTCGGCCATGCGGCAGATTTCCGCAGCGATCCGGGTCTTGCCCGCCCCGGTCGCCAGTTGCAGCACGACGCGCCGATTGCCAGCGCCAAGGGATTGCTTCAGGGCCGTGATGGCCTCGGCCTGGTACGGGCGCAGCGGATGGCTCATGCGCCCTCCCCCTTACCCGTACTACCGGGATCTGAGGTAAATCCATCTTCTGGTGCTGGGCTCTTGATCTTTGCTCTTGAAGATGAAGATGAAGAAGAAGAAGGGGTTGGACTTTGCTTGCCTGTTTGCTTGGATGCTTGGTTATCCATTTGGTTATCCATTTGCTTAAGCAAATTCGGATTGCCTCCCAACCTTCCGGCCTGCGAGCGAACGTTGCGGACGTGCTCGTCTTTGCGCATCCGGCGCGAGTAGATCGCCCCGCACTCGTCGCGGCTGAACACGCCAGCGTCTTGCAGCTCACTAAGGAGCTTGCCCACGACTGCCGGTGACTCACCTACCAGGCGGGCTATCTGCGGCTCCGCGAGCGGCTTCCCGTTAACCGACAGGACGCCGTAGGGATCGCACTCGTGCATGACGCACATGACTTCGATCCAGAGCCCGCGCGCAGCCAAGGAGCACGTCTGCAAGGCGCTGTCTTTGCGCCAGTCGGCTGGATAGAACTGGAAGGCGGGTCGCTTCACTCACTCCCCCCCAATCACAATCCCGTCGCGGATGTGCTCAGCGGCGAAGCGGCAGGCGTCGATCACTTCCCATCGCTCGGGCGGCTCGATCTGGCCACTGGTGTCGGCCAGGAAGGCGGCCTCGCGGTCCAGCACCGATGCCATGCGACAAGCGCGCAGCTCGTTGCTCACCGGACGATTCGGCAGGTTGTTGCGGATCTGCGCGGCTAGCAGCGGGTCGCGGGTGAACTCAAGCGGAGCCGGCTCGTTGTCGATCACCCGACAATGAGGTTTCGGTGTCGTCACGCTCACAGGGGCGCTGCTTGAATGAGCCTTGGGGAACTGCGCCCGGTCGGTCTTGCGGCGAAGAAAAGAGAGTTTCATGCGGCGGCCCTCAGAAGGACTTCGACGGCCATGCGGCCACGGTCGCGGGCGGTTTCCTTGCCGGACAGGCGACGGATGACGGCTTGGCGGGCGTGGTACTGCTCGACCAGCCGCAAGCCGGTTGCCAGCGTGAAGCGGCGGATGCGCTTAGCCGGCATGGACTTCTCGTTCTCGGGGTTGGCGATTTCGCTCAGGAAGCTGGACGTTTTCCAGCCGCAGGCGCGGGCGACCGTGCGCAGGCTCAACCCGTGCTGCTCGCGGGCGAACTCGATGCACCAGCGCACGGCATCCGCCTCGCTCTGGCACGCGGTCACAACCTCGTCTGGGGCGTCGATGGCCTCAGGCGGGAATGGGTTAACCCCATGAAGCGCAAGCTGTTTCATTCCGTGGTCTCCAGCTTTCTCAAGTGTTCGCGTGTGTTCGCAAAATCGTTGGGGCGAAATAAAAGGCGAGGCCGCGAACGGCTCGCCTTTAGGGTTAGGAGGTCTTGTGCTTGGAGCGCTTGCTTGGCTTCGACGCGCCGAACACGTCGGGACGAAGAAGCTCAAGGAACTGTCGGCGTGCGCGAGGGATGCCGTTGGTTCGCCACTGGCTCACGCTCGGCTGTTTCACCTTGCAAAGGTTGGCTACGGCGG